TCAAGCAGCCCGATGGCTCTGAAAAGTTCATCGAGGCAGCGGAGGTTAAGGACTATCTCGTCAAAGCTGACGACATCCTCACCATCCACGTCCCTGCCCGTAAGCAGTGGTTGGCCCAGCGTGAGCCGGCGGTGCAAGCCGCCAAGCAGACGTTCCCCGACATATTCAAGGAAGGGACCCCGCTCAACCAAGCCTACAAGGCCACGATCAAAACGGCGCCCGATCTCCTCAAAATACCCCAGCACGAATACTGGATCGGCCTCGCCCTCTACGGAGAGCAAGCCCTTATGGCCAAGCAACAAACCGAAGCCGCCAAGGAAAAGGCCAAGAAGTCTGTGTCCGCGAAGAAAGAGAAACCGCCCACCCCCGCCAAGCCCGTCAGCGCCGCCCGTTCTGCCAATCAAAAGGGCAGCCCTACGGCTGCAAAACAGCGGTTCTTTGAGTCGGATGGTTCGATGCGCGACATCGAGGCACTGGCCGAAGAACTCATCGGATAAACCCACAATAATTACTTAATCTAATATGTCTCAAGGACTTGTTCATCCGGCCGTCGGTTTGCGCGAAGACTTGGCCGACGTGATTTCCGTCATCGACGCGAAAAATACGCCCGTCACTTCACGCATCAAATCCGGCTCGGATCTTAATAATGGCTCTGTCTTTTCTTGGCAGGCCGACAGCTATAATGACCCGTCGTTCGACGGCGTCCTCACCAACGCCGACGTTACTACGTTCGACGATCCCGCCAAAAACCGCGCCCTGCTCTCCGGCCGCGCCCAGAAGTATCGCCGCTCGATCAAAGTGGACGACTTCGCGCAGAACGTGGACAACATCGCCGGTGTTGGCAAGAAGAAGGAAATGGCCCGTGGCGTTTCTCGCGCCCTTGTCGAACTCAAACGCGATATCGAAGCGAGCTTCTGCTCCGACGCCGAATCCCAAGAGCAAAACGGGGCAACGCCCTTCAAAACTCGCGGTCTCGGCAAATGGATTCAGGCCAGCGCGCAATCGGACCTTCCGGTTCCCGCCGCCTTCCGCACGCCGTCCGCCTCGGTGGACACCACCGGGACATCCACGCTCACCGAAGCTATCGTCGCTGGCATTCTTCAGAGCGTTTACGAACAGACCGGCACCATCGACACGATGGATTTGGTCTGTGGCCCGAACCTCAAGAAGCGTTTCGCTGAGTTCACCCGCTACACCAGCGGCGGAACCAACACCGCGATCTCGACTCGCCAATACACCGCCTCGTTGAAAGACAAGACGGTCATCAGCGCGGTGGACACCTACGTTGGCGATTTCGGCACCATTAGCTTGGTCCCGACATTGTTCAACGCCAAGGACGCAGCCGCCGCCGTGCAGCTCGCCCGCGGTTATCTGCTCAACATGGACATGCTTGAAGTCCGCTACGGCCGTCGCCCCCGCTTCCAAGAGTTGGAAGATCAGGGCGGTGGTCCCCGTGGCCTCATCGACGCCATTGCCGCGCTCGTTTGCTGGAACCCCAAGGGCCTCGGCAAGTTCGCCGCTGCTTCCTAATCGCAACAACTAACTAAGGAAAAAGCACCAAGATGAAAGTCTACGAACTGCCCGCAGAAACCAAAGCCGCCACCGGCTTCACCCACAAGGCGATTGTCACGCACGTTGACATCACCGAAAGCACCGCCGACACCGACCAGACCATCGCTCTCTTGAGCGTGGCCGCTGGCGATGTCGTCGAGAAGGCTGCCATCAAGCTCGTCACGCCCTTCAAGGATGCGAGCGATTCCGCCTTCAATGACACCAAGGTCCAAGTTGGTGACGGCACCGACACCGACGAATACGTCGCCGCCACGCAGGTCAACGAGAACGGCACCGAAGTCCTCTTCGCCGCCAACGTCAACACCGTCCCCTTCGCCTACACGGCGGCTGACACGGTGGACTTGCTCGTCGAGTCGATGACTGCCAAGTCGCTCAGCGAATTGGATGCTGGAGAAATCCACATCTACCTCGCCGTGACGAAGCTCTCGTCGCTCTAAGCGTCTTAACACACTGCGGCCCCAGCAATGGGGCCGTAGCAGTTAGGATGTCAAACAATCTATGGTCTGAACTCGTCCTCGACCTCGGGGACGACATGGCCGAAGCGGTTAAGCAAGAGCTGATCACCGGCTGGAATGCCGATGCGGTTCTTGCCGCGACCCGCCAACGCCAGATCGCCGAAGCCAGCCAGCGCATAGAGCAATGCGCCATTGAAGGCATCGGGCAGAAGGACATGAGCATAGACGCCCATGCCTACTGGTCATGGGAAGCGGCGGAACCTGGCTGCTGGAAGGACCGAGCCTTCCGCGACTGGTTCAAGAAAAAAAATCCCGAAGTTGTTGTGCCCTATACCCCTCGCGCCACCACCGTCCTCCTATAATGATAAAAGCACCCAAACCCGAGGACATTACGTCGATGCTCTATGAGATCGACCAAGCGGACGCGGACGGCAGCCAATATGTGCAGCGCAAACTGCGCAACTGGAACACCCGCTTTTGCATCTGGCCGGGGCAAAGTGAGGACGGCAGGAAGTGGCAGGGTGCCAAAGGCCGGCAGCCGTGGCCTTGGTCTGGCGCCAGCGACGTGCGCGTAAGATTGGCGGACACGGTCATCAACGATCACGTCGCCATCTTGAGCAACGCTTTCTTCAAAAGCCGCGTGCAAGTGCAGCCGGTTGAGAGCATGGACATCGACAAGCGTGCCGCTGCGGAGATGGTGCTTAAATGGCTTATGTTCCAGCATTGTCTGGATGACCTTCGCCGCGAGGTAAAACTGGCCGCGCAATTCCGCGAGACCTACGGGCTGGCGGTCATGGCGGTGGATTGGGTGCAGAACACCCGCACCGAGATCAAGTCCTTTAGTCTGGAAGACGCGCAAATGATGTTGGAGCAGTCGCAAGACCCCAACCTCGCCGCCCTCTTGGAAGTGGTCATGGACCCGCTGCAAGAGGAGACTGCCGCCGAACTCTTAGGCCAAGTCATTCCCGAATTGGGAACAACTGTCAAAGTTCGCCAGTTCCGCGAAAAGGGATTTGTCGAATGGGAGGAGCCTTACGTTTTTGAATCCAAGCCCGTGTGGACGGCTTTGGAAGCGTGGGAAGATGTGATCTTCCCCATCCAAACTTTCAGCCTTCAACGCGCCGCGTTCGTTGCCCGCAGAGAATTGCTCACTGAAGTGGAGTTGCGCGAGCGCGGTGCCCTTGAGGGCTGGGACGAGGAATGGATCGAGCAAGCCGTGCAACACAAGGGGCAGCTTAAACGCATCTCGCTCAACATTCACCGCGCCGACCAGTTTCTTTACGAGCAACTGCGAGACCTGTGCGAAATCTGGCACGTCTATCGCAAGGAGAACGACCCCAAGACCAACGCCATCCGCGTCACACGCTCGGTCATTAGCTACCACGTCACGGATAAAGTTGCCGTGCATGAGTTGCTGCCCTACGCCCACGGACAATACCCTTTTATCGAACTCCCCCGCGAGCGTGCTACACGCCCCCTACTGGAAAGCCGTGGCATCCCCGAGTTGGTGCAGACGGCGCAAGAGGAAATCAAAATCCAGCGAGACTTCCGCGCCGACAGGGCCAGCATTAGCATCCTGCCACCGGTCAAGGTTCCCGCCAATCGTGGCAAGTTTGATTTGGTTCTTGGTCCCGGCCTGCAAATCCCCGAGCGCCGCCCCGGCGAGATCGAGTGGATGAATCCTCCTCGCCCCGACATGGGCAGTATCGAAGTAGAAGCCGCCACCCGTGCTGATGTAGACAACTATTTTGGGCGCATCAGCGACGCCGTTCCGCAGCAACGCTACATGCTTCATACACAAGAGCTTATCGACTCTTGGCTCATTGATATGAAGCTCTGCATCGCGCAGACGATGGCCCTTGCCCAGCAGTATATGACTCCCGAGGAGGTCGCGCGCATCACCGGCAATGCGCAGTTGGCATTCAACGCAAGCCCGCAAGACATCCGCGGACGCTTCGACATTACCGCCGAGTTTGACGCGCGCCTCCTCGACAACGAAGCGCTCGGGGCGAAGCTCGAATACCTCGCCAAGATTCTCGTCCCGATGGACAGCTTTGGCGTCATCGACCGCGCTGGCTTGGTCAAATACATGTTCCAAGCCGTTGACCCGAACTTGGCCGGCATGCTGGTGCAAGACATCGGCAAGGCCACGCAGGCTGAGATCGAGGACGAGCAGACCGCCTTCGCAAAAATCGCCGCCGGCACCGAGCCGCCGCTCAAAGAAGGCGGGCAAAACGCGCAAGTGCGCTTGCAGACCCTGCAGCAAATCATTCAGTCCAACCCCGCCGTGCAGCAGCGCTACGCCCAAGACGAAATCTTCAAGAAGATGATCGACGCAAGGGCGCAGGCTTTCCAGTTCCAGCTCCAGCAGCAGCAAAACGCCGTGATCGGCCGCGTCGGCTCGCAGCCCGCGCTCCAGCAGATGCAGCAAGACCAGCAGCTCGGCATGACCGCCCAACCCGCCGCCTAACGCCATGACACCTAACGTCCAAGTCCGCAACATCGCCGGTCTGAACATCCCGCAGCACGACCATGTGGCGTGCGCGTATTACGCCGGCACGAACAACCTCCAGACCGTGACCTACCGCGAGGGCGGCGCCACGGGGACCATCGTGGCGACGGTCAACTTTACTTACACCCCCACGCAGCCGCCGACCGCCAATGACGCGCTGCTGCTGAATGTCACCCGCTCTTAACCTTCCCACTTTCCCACCTTTCCACTTTCGCACCTCAAACCCATGGGCCTTCGCTACAATCCATTTTCAGGAAGTTTCGACTTCACGCGCTCGCCGGGGAGCTACCTCGACGGCGAAGTGGCGACGTTTGCGGATCTGCCGCTGGACACCGCCGCCGCTCCGCTCAATAGCGCGTGGCTGGTCCGCGAGGCGTCTGGATTGTATTTCCTCACCCGCAAGCCCGCGGGCATCTACATCCGCACGGCCACCGGCGGCACGGATCGTAACGCCGATTATACTTATGCGTCGGCCTTTCCGGACGTGTTCAGCGATGCCAATCTGGTCGTCTACTCGGATGCGGACTCAAGTAAGAA